AATGATGCTGGATCAGTTGAAGTTGTCATATATGCCAACCTCGTATCCACTGACATTCGAACAACGCCATTGTGGAAATTGAGGTTAGGATTATAGACAGGTGTTAAACTATACGTATTAGCTGGTGGAATACCAGCAGTTTGCAAAGCATTAATCGGACTTCCCCAACCAACTTCGATTTCAAAATCTCGTTGACTGGAAATATCGACGACTTTAGCAAAGCTAACGTTCTGTTCGACGGGAGCTGATCCATTGAATCCGGACGGATCCCATTGGACTAAGACTCGACCTTTGTGATAAGCTGAACCAACGAATTGGAATCTTACCACCATCGTTCCTCTCCAATAACGGAATGGTGCTGCAACAAATCCGGCTGGGATGAGATTTACACCATTCTGTGTAGATGGGATCGTTCTAGCATCAACGTTGGCTAACATTGGTGTGACTGGTATGTGGAGGAGTCGCGTCTTCGCCAGATCTGCAGTGTTCCATGGTGCGTTAAACAGCCAGGATTCTTTGTTCGCCAAGTAGTCAAATGCTAGCTCGTCAGTGTCTCCTAATCCAGCCATACGTGGATCAAGCGACACTTCTCGTTTCGCATTGAAGGCTAAGCCAGCACTCGTATCAACAGCATCAATAGTAGCAAGATCGGCACTCTGCGTGTTTTTATACAACATAGGGTTTTCGATTTGCCTTGGCCTAGAATAACCAAATTTCGACGCTATAGATCCGACTGCGCCAGCAGCCATCTTCGTCGCCATAGCATAGGGTTTAATTGCAGGAACACTCTCAAGTTTGCCAGCGATTTTCTCAACTATCGCAGCAGGTTTGGAAATAGGTCCTGAATTATCAAACTCATCAGCTTGGGGAGACAAACCATTCAGATTAGTCTGTGTAGGTCCTGACAAAACAATGTCAGTTACCCACGCATAGACGGCAATGTTCACTGGAGCTGTACTGCTCAAGGTGTAAAGTTTAGCTAAAGAAGCTATCCATATGTCACCAAATTCAGACATATTGCCATTAATCATATCGTAGTTGTCTTCATCCCAAAAGAATGGCAACTTCATTTGCCCTCCAGAATTAGTTGTAGGATCCAACAAAATGTGTGGTCTTTGGCTGGCAGCCATGAGATCACCCTTGTAGTTGATATCGGAGTAATAGAAGGGACTTCGTTGAGAGTTCGGCAATGGGTAATAGGAAGCCATTGCAGAACCCCAATTAAAAGAGTTACCATTAATCATGAATTTGACGTTCAAGTTACCTCGAAACAGTCTAAAATTCGAAAGACGATTGGCCACTCTCTTGTTGGTGAACCACAAATTCCACGGTTGAATCTTGACATCGAGGTCGCCGTTGACGGGCCACACGATCTCTCTTATCTTAACTGGGCGTTCGAAGAAGTTCGCCAATGACGCATCAGGGTCGTCAGAGGATCCTCGAGTTGGGTCCATTGTTGAGTCCACCTCACATAGGTAAGATGGATTCTCGTCCAAAAAGGACAAGAGTTGGTATTTTTGTGTATCAGCCATTAATTTATTTATACAATCATCGGCTTGATCCACGTACGACACATCCGTGTCTACCTCATTTTGATTCTGAGGTTCGAATTCAAGGGGTCTGTTTTGACTTTGAGTCAGACCTGGAACTCTATTATATTCATTCGTAATCAATATTTACAACTCAGAGTGGAG